CCCCGATGCAAGTAAATCTCTGCATCTCCCTGCTGAGTTCTTCTCAGCTATAGTAAGTTTAGATACTTACTATATCCATCGGCGTTTTAGTGCGAGGTTGCCGAACCTCACCGACGCTCGTAAGTGATCAGGACTGACGGGTAAACCGACAATCCGGAGACACTTAAGGAGAGCTGGATCCCCATCTAATGGGTCATGCAGCTTAGTCGGGATAGGGACATAACAGCGGAGTTTAGGCCGCTGATAGTCCTTATGCCAACCACTGAATGAGAGAGCATTGCTGAAGCTTTCCCATCCTAACACCTGGTCTTGTTGCCGAATAGATGGCAGAGTTCCAATCAGTTTCTCAACTGATTCTCTGACACCGCGGCATGTTCTCCAATAACCAGCCCAATAAAGCTGATTAGCCAGAGAAACACTTGAAACAAGACCATGAGCATCAGCTCTATGGTTAGGGATCATACGACGAATGTAAACAGGAGTTACGTTTACACCATCGTACGCATCCACTCCACAGGACTCTCGAAACTTTCCAGTTACGAAAGTCTTAGCAGGATTGACTTTCAAGCCGAAGCCTGAAAGGCCAATAACCATAGAAGGTGCCACATCTGTGGGAACAACGATATCGTCCCCATAGACATAAACCCCGTCCGAATACTTACGTATCGAACGAGGTGTAGGGCGCACTCCCGCATCATAGATCCTCTTAGAGACTATGGCGATGAAAAACACCATAGACTCAATGGGGAAACATAGTGCGGACCCCATAGACGCAAACTTCCTAAGATGGATGATTCCACCTGACGGGAGTTTGGCTCGTGTAGATCTTGTCGCAAACACGTACCTACTGAAAGCAGGTACGGAGCGCAACATATCACGCACGAGTTTACAAGACACCCTATCGCTCGCATCACTAAGGTCGATAGTAGCATAGCTACCATCAGCCGAAGCAGTAAGGGCGAGGCTGGCATTTACATCCTGACGTGTGAAGTTCACATGCCCAGATGTATACCTTCGCTGCTCAATGCGAGGGCGTATCCAGTCAGCGATAGCTTGCTGAGTAAACTGCATGCAGTTAGGCTCAACAGCTATTACACGAGGTGTCTTGAGTGTCTTAGGGACTAAAACTACCTTTACAGGTAGTTCGTCCCGGGGGCTTAGGTACGGAATATTCCTGGCGAGGTGTTCTCCATCTGAGTTCAGCGTCGATGAGATGCCGAACTCAGAAAAAGGAAACACACGTTCCAGACGGAGGAACCAAGAGGGAAACAAGTACTTCTTGTTACCCCTAAGTCCCTCAGCTGTAACTCCAGGACCATGCCGAGGTCTGAGCTCATTATAAGGATCCCCGAAGGGGACTCCTCCAACAAGATCAGACCAAATAACCCTACTGACATCACAAAAGATGCGATGGAGGCAGGGATCAACGACATGATTCCGTAATTCAGACTCGATTTCAACAAACTTCTTCTCAGCATTGATCATCCTTCTCTTTGAACAAGGGAGAAGAATTTTCTTGCAGAGAAGACATATCTGCCTAACTGCTTTGATGCAGTCGACAGATGGATGTTGAAGGAGAGCACCCTTTGAGTCGAATATCTTCTCCATGAAACCTCCGAGAAATCGGGGGAGACATGTTCCTCTCCCAGATTTAAACCTGGTAGAGTGAGCTGGCGAGAAGCGTCCTTCTGATAGAGCTCTTTCGAACTCAGCACAGAAGGCCGGAAGAGTGATAGTAAGAAAGCTGTCACCTTCATATTCCACTCTCCTCGCGACAGTTAAAATGTCGCGATTGGGGTTGGCACCACACTGCATACCGCAATCTTGCAGTATGCTAGAGACAGTCTCGAGCAGGCTTTTCATTCCCACCTCCAAGTGAGGAAAGGAAATCCTGGCCCCCCGTTCTACTTCCTACCCTCCCACTCTTTACGAGTGGGAGGGACTCCGCGAAACTAGGTTTCGCCGTTGAGGACAGCAACCATAGAAGCATCTTCCGTGGTGGTCGTCAAAAGAAAGACGCCCAACGCGTTAAGAAGCTTCGTTTGGTTCGTCCCAGCGCCAAGGAGAGACCGATCGACAACAACATAAGCGGTACTCGTCTTCAAAGAGTTGACGCTTGGGTTAATGGGATCGGCAACCAGCTCCGATTCGGTGAACCGAACGGTGTACCGGTTGCGTTTCCCATATTGATGCCCAATCGTCATATCGATGAAGTGAGAATCACTGATGGTGTACCGATAGGTCGAGGAAGTAGGTCCTCGTCCCGTACAGACAAAGTCCTGGTTCGTTGCCCCGGCAAAAATTGTCGCGGTAGACGTAGCCAGAACGAAAGTCACGGGATTAGGATCGGGGAACATGAGATCACCTCTGGTTAAGTAAACACTCGGGAAATTCCGAGCGCAGCAAGGATAATTCCTTGTTCCGTAGTCAAGGAACCAGGATCTATCCCGAATCCGAATGGAGTGGCACCTTTCCTCATCTTACTGTCTTCGGTTAAAACCCAAGACACAGATGACGAACCAGCTGGAACAGATACACCATTCATGGTATATTCGTCCCAGATGATATCAGCGTCGATGGTATCCGTGATAATCTCTTCACGCATAACAAAGGCGTTGAAAAGGGCCTCATCGCCGGCTGAGAAAGCATCATAGTTGGAGATGATATCTCCAACATTGGTGAACCAGTCGACGAGCCAAGACCAAGGGTAGAGCTCCCATATGATATGCGGCTTAGACAAGTCGTTATCATAGAGGGCAGAAACCGTTCGGTCAGTCCATTGGGAAGTCCCAGGATCTGGAACATAGTACACGAAAGTGCCTTTGAACCAGGTCCTACTCTCCTTTTTCTTAGTTCTCTTAACGAGAACTTCGACGGGAGAAGCATGAATGTCCCAGCAGCAGGGGCCTCCAAACAGGAAGCCATCTGCAACGTTATTACCAGACACGAGGAGATCGGATCGGAGAGATCCGAATCCTAATGAACGGTAATGACCTGAGTCACTCGAAAGGACTTCTTCTTGGACAAGGACTTTACTACGTCGGACGTAAGGGAGTCCATTCCGATCAATGAGACGAGACAATCGCTCACTGATCGAGGTTTGCGCCGCATAAACGCGTTGCAAATCTTTAATGAACGGCTTCCATCCAAACTCGACATTGAGGAACTCATCTGCACCGAGCTTCAAAAAGCCTTGTGCACGAGCCTTAAGGCCGGGAATCCTTGGCAGATCGTGAAGCTCGCCAACGAATTGGCCGAGCGCCGCCATCGGTGCTAAGGGACGTAAACGATTGATGTACTTAGTCCCAAGAGCATTAAGCTCAAGAGAATGAGTACCCCAATCGGGATCTGCCGGATCATCTGGTGGGACATCATATCTAGATCCATCTAGGTACGTTATATCCAAATAACGACCTAGAAAGGGTTTCCAGAAATGAGGTCCTGGAACCAAACTCGGTCCATAGTACGATGCAGCACTCTCATCAGAGATGAAAGTTTGCACCGCACCAAAACCGGGATCTTCCGTTACCCTACGGGTAAAGAAAGGATCATTCGGCATATCCCTACCGCCACGAATTTTGTGGCCGGTAGAAAGGTAAAGTCCAGACACCTCCGGCATATACGCGTAGACATAGTCCGATTGACGGACAGATGCCCGCTCGTTACGCCTTAGCTTTAGGGGAGGTGTCATATTGGCTCCATTCAAGAAAGCGGACTTAGCCGCAGGGTGTTGT